CTTTCGACGCTGCGAACGCCGGCAAGATCATCGTCGAGCCAGACGCGCTGGCTGCCGCGAAGGCCCAGGCCGCCGCAGTGCGCGCCGTGCCAGACCTGGCCGCCCTGCTGGCTGAAGGCTACGGCGAGGCCTCGTGCTTCTGGATCGACGAGGAAACCGGCGAGCTGTGCAAGTGCCGGCCCGACTGGACGAGCCCTGCCGGTGACGGCGTGATCCTGACCGACGGCAAGACCTGCCGCGACGCGAGCCCCGAGGGCTTCGGTCGCGCGATCTGGAATCTGGGCTACCACCTGGCCGCAGCGTGGTACTCCGACGGCTTCGAGAAGGCCACCGGCCAGCGCGTGCACGGCTTCGTGTTCGCCGCCGTTGAGTCCGACTGGCCGCACGTCGCCATGCCCTACATGCTGGGCGACGACGTGCTGGCGGCTGCGCGCCGAGAGAACCGGCGCCTGCTGAACCGATACGCCGAGTGCAAGCGCACCGGCGTGTGGCCGGGCTACGGCTCGGCCGTGCAGCTCATCAACCTGCCCAAGTGGGCGAACCTGGAAAGCAACGAGCAATGAACGAGATCGTCGAGTCACCCTTCGCCGCGACGCGCGGCGCCGTCGCGCCGCACGACAGCGCCGGGTCGCGCCAGAACCAGAGCCGCGAGCTCGCCGAGACGCAGACCAAGTACCTGATGGCCGAGCGCTTCCCGCGCAACGAAGTCGCGGCCATGGACAAGATCCTGAACGCCTTCAGCCGGCGCACGCTGGCCGAGAAGGCGCAGTATCAGTTCGCACGCGGCGGCAGCGACGTGGCCGGCCCCAGCATCCGCGCGGCCGAGGCCATCGCGCAGCAGTGGGGCAACATGGACAGCGGCTGGCGCGAGCAGCAGCGCGGCGTCGACGCGGGCGGCGTGCCCTACAGCGAGGTCGAGGCCTTCTGCGTCGATCTGCAGAGCCGCAACTCCAAGCGGCTGACCTTCATCGTGCGGCACTGGCGCGACACGAAGCAGGGCGGCTACAAGCTCAAGGACGAGCGCGACATCTACGAGCTGTGCGCGAACCAGGCCCAGCGCCGCCTGCGCGCGTGCATCCTGGCGTCGATCCCCGGCGACGTGACCGAGGCCGCGATGCAGCAGGCTGAGGCGACGCTGAGGGCCAGCGCCGACACCAGCCCCGAGGCGATGGTCAAGATGCTGGAAGCCTTTGCGCCGTTCAGCGTTACGAAGGAGCACATCGAAAAGCGCATTCAGCGCCGGTTGGACAGTATCACGCCGGCCCAAGTCGTGAGCCTGAAGCGCATCTACGCCAGCCTGCGCGACGACATGAGCACGCCGGGCGAGTGGTTCGAGATGGGCGACGCGCCGCCGCCGGCCGACGCCACGGGCAGCCTGGACAAGGTGCGGCAGGCCACGGCCGCGAAGAAGACGGCCACGAAGCCAGCTGCAGCGCCTGAGCCGGCCCCGGCACCACCTCCCGCAGCCGACCCCTCGGATGAGGGCTTCGGCGACCTAGCGGACCCGCAGCCGTGAGCGCAGCATGAACGGCAACCCACAAGGCAAGCGAGCCCCATTCGTCGGCCGCCGCCAGGCTGCAGCGCTGCGCTACATCGCCCGGCGCAAGACACCGCCGACGCGCTCAGAGATTGGCCGTCACCTTGGCATCACGCGCGTGTCGGCGCATCTGCTGGTGGACAAGCTGGTGTCCGCGCAACTGCTGGCGCGTGATGGTCTGGGCTGGCGGAATCTTCGGGTGACAGAGAGCGGGCGCACGATGGTGGGGACGGCATGAGCACACAAGACGCAATCCGCCAAGCGCTGCGCGAGCTTGCCGCGCTGTCGACCGGTGAGCCTTCGTTAGCGGAGAGCAGCATCGAGAGAATCGAGAGCGTGCTGCGCGCAGCACTATGCGCCGACGAAGATCGGATCGGCTCGCACGCGGGGTTAGGCCTGGCGCCGGAGCGCGCAGGGCAGCCGCGTTTTTACACGGCAACGGGACCAGTGCCCGCAGCCGGGCATTGGTACAGCCCCGCAGCAGTGCGCGAGCTGCTGGCCGCAGAGCGCGAGCGGTGGCAGCGCATCGCCGCCAACGCGCAGGCGATGACGACCGGATGCGTTGACAAACTCGACTACTTCGAGGTGCCGTCGCACCTGATGGCAGCGCTGGCGCTGGCGCTGGATGAAGGGCCTAACGAGTAGTTAGGCGTCTGTTGGAGGATGAGATGAAAGAACGAGTGCTGAAGAACGAGGCTGACTTTGTGCAGTGGAAAGAAGACTGCATTGCGCACAGCGACACCGCAGAACCGCCCACAAAGTACCCATGCTTGGCGCGCACCTTTGTGAGCGACTGGAACTATCAAGAGGAAACGGCGGAGTACCTGTACCGCGAAGATATTGCGGCGCTGCTGGCCGAGATGGACGCCTAACGCTAAAGCTGAACCGCCCCAAGGGGCCGAGAGGAACGGACGATGACAACGGAACACACGAGCACAGACCAAGCCGCCCAGCCCCTTGGGGTCGGTTCGAGCGAGGGGTTAGGCCCACTCGCGCAACCGTCGAATGACAAGCTGCGCGCGGCCCTAGAAGACGCTCGCGCAGAGGACGAAGGCGACACGTTACGTGACGACGCTAAGCAGGCGCTTTGGGCGTTGCGTGAGCGACGGTCTACTTGGTTTGACGTGGACGAACTGGAGTTGCGCAAACAGATTGACGTTTTCTTTGGGCGAGGCGCGTGGCACGAAACATGGGTGATGAACAGTCAGCGCCGACTATGTGAACAATACGGCGCCGCTGTGTTTGGCGACCTGGGGCCAGGTGCCCGCGGCCATGTATGGGCTACGTGGAATGATGGCGCAAGAATGCGATTCCACATCACGACGCCGCTTCGGGAATTGCATCAGATGCTGTCAGCAGCGCGTAATCATGGCGGCGTTGATGACGACCTGCGAGACCTGATGACTGAGGTTTACGGGCCTAACGTTCGAGCTAACCGGCCCAGCGGGGCCGAACAGGAGTAGACGATGCGAGACGATGTAGCCGGCCCCGATGGGTCCGCGTTGAGCGAGGAGTTAGGCCCGCTGCCGCAGCCTGCAATGTTGCGCGGGGTCGATGAGGACTACTACACCGCCGAGCAAATGCGCGCCTACGGAGCGCAAGAGCGCGCCGCAGAGCGCGAGCGGTGCTCGACGCTGCCACGCCTGCCGACACCGCGACTGCTGGCAAGTGGAACCATTGCCGGCAAGCGCATTGAGCTGCACGGCTGGCACACCGAGGACATTGAAATCTGGCAGCGCCAGCACGGCCTGAAGTTCGGGGCCTAACGCCCGAGTTCAGCCGCCGTAGGTCGGCTGGAATGAGGGGTTAGGTGCCTGCCCCAACAAAGGCACCATTGTTGGAGAACCAAGGAATGAAGACTTCGATTGCTACGATGATTGCCGCCACTGCGGCGCTGGTCCTTGCCGCGTGCGGCAATGATGTGAGCTTCGACACGCTGGAGACGGCGCGGAAGCAGGCCAAGGAGAACGCCGAGTTCAACGCTCGGGCCTGGCGCTCGCAATTGCCAGCGATGGCCGAACTGAGTCTGATCAGCCGAGGCGACAGCACGCAAGCGCCGGCATGCCCCCAAGGCGACGGCTGGGCAACGATTGACGTGGTGGACCCGAAGACGGCCGGAGTTCGCGTGAAGCTGAAGTGCAGCACGGTCAGCGACAGCGTGGGCTGCCGCGCTGACGCCGACTTCAAGGCCAGCCCGTTTGCTAACGAGGACGGGCGCTGCCAAAGCACCGACAAGGTGCCGCACCCTCTGCCGAAGATCGCCAAATGAGCACGGTTGGCATCTTTGCTGGGCGCGGGGATGTCATCCTGTCGATGGGTCTCGCGCTCATCTTCGGGGTGTGGGTCGGGTGGCAGTTGCGCGGGCTGCTGGAGCGCCTTCGGCGGCGCCGCGCTGGGGGCACCTAACGTCTGAGGTAAGCGGCCGTACTCGGTCCGCTTGACCGAGAGGTTAGAGCGCATCCGCGCACAACAGGAGCAACGAAGATGGGCAGAGAAGTGAGGCGCGTGCCGGCCGACTGGCAACACCCGAAGCACTGGACTGGCGGCGTGCACGGCCCGGAAGAGCGCTACAAGCCGCTGTTTCCCGGCGAGCGCTACCAGCCGCGCGTGGACGAGTGGGACGAAGAGTGCGCCAAGTGGAAGGCCGGCTGGCGCCCTGACCATTGCACCGACCCAGAGAGTCGCGCTATGTGCTACGAGCAATGGGCCGGCCAGCGCCCGCACCGCGACGACTACATGCCGAACTGGCCCACCGAGCAGCGCACGCATCTGATGATGTACGAGGACACCAGCGAAGGCACGCCGATCAGCCCGGCCTTCTCCACGCCAGAAGAACTGGCGCGGTGGCTGGTGGACAACAGGGCCAGCGCGTTCGGCGGCCAGGGCGCGAGCTACGAAGTGTGGCTGCGGGTGGCGCGAGGCGGCTTCGCGGTCGGGATGGTCATGACGGTGCATGAGGACGGCACGAAGACCATGCAGAGCGGTGTTGATGCGCTCTAACGTTCGAGCTAAGCTGCCCGCGGAGGAAGCCGATGACCGGCCGCGCAGGGACGATGGCAACGCAAGCCCGGAGCGGCCGGGCATTGGCTGCCGTAGCGGGTCAGCTTGAGCGAGGGG